CAGTGTTGTAGATGTTATGGGTGTGGTTTCCGTTGCTGTTAATGCTTAGGCTGTGGGAGTGAGAACCTGCTGACAAAATATCATTTGACCTAGTTGTGGCGTATCCCCCACTGCCCGAATCTGCTGGGCCTCCATTACCACCGAAATCATCGCCGTATCTAATAGAATGATTGTGCTCACCTTCAGTGCTAGTAGACCCACTATGACTATGATTACCTTCTGTGCTCATGCCGTGGTCGTGACTAGGCATTTCAGAAACACTAAGAGTATGGCCTAGCACATTCAAACCAGAAATAGACCAGCTTCCGCCTGTACTGCCACCAGGGCCGGAAACCACTCGGATAACTCGGTCATTGACAGACGTTATCTGGTTCCATCCTGTAGGCGCTGATGACTGATAAAAAAGCATCCTTGTCCCGTTAGGAGCGTCATCATAGTAAGACGCCCCGTTACCCGCTAGGTTGTTAGCGGAAGATGCTGTCTGGGCTGAAGAGACATTGATATTGTAAGTAGACTCAAGTGATGACCAACTGCCCGAGTTGTACTGCTCCCATCGAGAGTTAGTTGCGTTCCACCTGATAGCACCTTCTGGGATGTTTGTGTCTCCAGAGAAGTCCATCTTAGCGAGGGATTCATCTTTGCCACGAATGGCTGTATCTCTATCTGCCCAAGTTTGGGACAGTTTAGGGTCGTTCCAATTAGCCATACTCTAGAATCCTCTTGCTGCCCAGCGAACGGTTCCTGTCGCTGGATTGCCTTGTTGATCGAAAAGGTAAATGTCAAAATCTGTTGGGTTAGGCGCATCAAGAAAATCTACGACAGCTACTAAAGGACTGGTGCCTTGTGGCGTGGTAGTAATTGATGCGACATCAATGAAGTCAGTGCCAAACTGCACATTAGTTGGATTGCTTGTGACATTGACATTACCGGAGTCGTTCTTAATTTTGACAGACAGTCTTGTTTCTATGTCCCTGATTAGGGAGAAATCAGTCGGGTCTGTGTTGGGAAAATCGACTCGCGTTTTTATGTAGCGAAAGTTAGTAGCGAAGACCTGATCCTGGCCCACAGGGAAGTCTGTCCAAGGATCGCTGTCCTGCTCCTTGACACTGATCTGGACAACAGGAGAAATGCTGCCAGACAAGCTCTGCCTAGTGATGTCTACGTTTACCCTTGTACTCTCGACAACAACGCCTAGATCGTACTCTTCTTCAAAAGCAGCGTCGCTAGGTGTAGGAAGGCCGAGATAGTTAAAGCCTAGATCAATAGCATCCTGCGGGCTGTCTTGATTATCAGAAATCCTTTGATTAGGTGTATCTGACTTGTCGAAAGGCAATACTGCTGAAATGTTATCAGCGTTAGGCTCTATATTTGATAGTAAGTTCACGTTCTGCCAGTTAGTAGAGGCGTTGAACTTGTTTCTGAACAAGAAGTCCGGTGGCTCATCAACAGAAAGCGTGATCTCGTCTTCTGAGCCTTTATTGCCTGCGGCATCAACAGGCACTATCCAATAAGTGTATGTGCCGCTTTCAACCTCAAAGATAACGTCGAATGTCTTGTCAGATGTGCCTACCAATTCAGATGAACTAAGTGTATCGCCTTTCCTTACTTCGTAGAAGTCAATAAGAAAGGTGCCTACATCTCTGCCCCACCTCAGCAGCACGTTATTATCAATAACCTGACCAGTCAGTGACCTTGTTTCTGGAAGAGCGATTGATAACGATGCTGTTGATTCGGAATCAGAGTAATTACCCGATGTGTCAACAGCCTTGATCATCCAAGGCCCGTTAGTGACCTCTGAGGTCTGAAACTTTGTTGCTGATACTCTTGTGACTAGATTAGAGTCTTCCCAAACAGACCCCTCTCTTATCTCATAATAATCTAGATCAGGGTCAGTGTTCCCTATCCACTCAAACTCTAGCCTGTCAAGTGCTGATTTGACAGAGAACCCTCTCACATTGTTGGGAGGGCTTGTCTTGCCTACAATTTGATGATCAAAGCTAGGCGTCCAAGGAGAGACTTTCCCAGACTTAGAAGATTGAGCCTGCACCTCATAGAATACGTTTTCAGTTACGTTAAAGATGCTGAAGACGCCACTAGACTGGTACTCAGTCTTGTCCCAAGTTGAATCACCTACAGGGCGGTATCGAAGTCGGGTTTTTTGATCCCAGCCTGGAAACTGGGGCACGGTTGTCTCAACAAGCATCCGCACTCGCAGTGAGCCATCATCATCAACGTAAAGTGCCTGCTCTCCTGAGCGCACACTCTCGATAACCGGCCTTATGGGCTGAGTTCTGTCAGGCAACACTGGCTCTGTTAGCACAGGGTCAAATGAAGGGATGTCGCCATCCCAAGCCTGCTCTATCTCATCAGCAGCAGGGACAGTCGTTATCTTGGCTACAAAGTCGCCCTCCGGCTCAATAGCCGTTACTTTTACATCAATACTTTCCTTGCCAGCCTCACCGAATATGACTAGATCATCAGGGTTAGTGATGGTTACTGCGTTATCAAGGAATACTCGATTATTAAGAAGGCCGCTACCTAGTGTGCAAGTAGTCGTTGATACTGAGCCATCTTGATGCTGAATCTTGACGCCGTAGCTTTCTCCATTGTCAACAAACTGCTCATCAACAACAATCTCAGTATCAGACACAACTTCTTTAATACGCCCTGCGGCCAAGCCGACAAGGATTGTATCGTACTGGATCGTGAGCATATCACCTCGCTGATAGCGAAGGTGCTGCACATCCTGCTTGAAGCTGTATCTCTCAGGGCGTAGCCGCTGCTGGGCAATGTGGTAACGGCCAAACTTCCAGGCTTGCTCTGGGCTAGTGACACCTTTGGCTTCTAGCGTCTCGTACTTTTCAGCGTTGCTTTCGTCAAAGCCATCGTCAAACACTAGCCGCTCGGTGTTCTCCCAAGTCGTCGTATCGACGAATCGGACGCGCAAGGCGTCAGGCACCTCAACAGCCGCTAGTTCGTAATTAAAGCCGAAGCTGTTGCGAGGGCTGATAATCATCTTCGGCACTGACTGGACAATATCACGGACTACGCCTACTTTGGCGTCAGGCGTGAATTGCCAATTAGCAAGCCCTGTCGATGCTACCTCGGTTGCTCGCTCAAAGGTTGTTCCAGAAGAATCAAATACGCCGTTGTACTCAAAGCCTTCTTGATCGCAATAATTCGCCCAGTCAAGCAGAGCATCAGCGTCAAGATCGCTCTTATCTAGCGGCCTGCGGTTGGCGGTGCCAGTCCAGATGTCAGCGTATGCCCAAGCAGGATTGTTGGTTGCTTGCTTAGTCCAACTACTGCCGTTATACACATCAAGCACTGAAGTAGCCAGCACAGATAGATCGTCAATCCTGCCGTTAAGCTGGTCGGTAGACTTGATCCGAAGTGCCATGCAAACTGTACCGTCTACATCAAAAGGCTGCACTGATCGGATAGAGCGCAGGGCATTCCAGCTAAAGTCAGCAGCGGTGCTAGTGTCAGCGGCGAAAGATGTTGATTTGCGCGTCAGTTTTACTTCGTACTGGCCTCTAGGCACCCTGAACCTATAGCCCACCCTGACTGTTTCTTTCTTGCTTGAGTTGACAACAAAATCATCATTCTCAACGATGAAGCTAGACTGACCTACTTCCCGATACTCAATCCTCCAGCGAACCGTGCCGCGACGAGTTTTTGCCTTATCGTTGACGCCAAAAAGCCGTCCAGCAAGGCCAATGCTAATCTCGTCTACATCTGTTTCTGTAGTCCTGATTGCAAAATCACCATCGTCATTCTCTCCTGTAGAGAAGGCAGGGTCATTCTCAATGATCTGGTCTGAGTAGAGCGTCATCTGATCGGGCGCACCGATCTCGTACTCCACTTCGTCAAACAATTCAATGTTTGTTTCACCGATCTTTATCGGAGTGCCAGAAAGATTATCCTGCTCAGTGATTTTGCTGTAGCCAGAGCCTACAGTCTGGCCGCCGATCTCAAGTGGCCCGTACCCAAGGCAAAGGAACATCCGTAGATACTGGTCATCGCCCTGAATCTCGGTATAAGGCCGAGCAGTCATGGGCAGAGGTGGGAACATACGGAAAGTGCCGTACAAGCGAGGAATGGGCTTGAACGCTGCTACTTCGTTGCTAGTACCAGTGATTGATTCTAGGCGATTAAAAGATTCAGGTGTGTCTGGTGTAGTAGGGGTAGGTAGCGGAACCAACTCATTCAGCAGTGAAGTCGCGGCTAAGTTAAACGCTGCACCAGCCAAAGGCCCGAAAACAGAAGTTACGCCAATGGTGCCGATTGTAATAGCAATCTGGCCTATTGTACGCTTTAGTTCATCATCTTGCGGCAAAGGCCAAAGCACAAGCGTAGCGCCGTCTTTAGGCTGGGTCAGCCGATGGAACTCTTCCGGCACCTCGCGCCCATTGATGTAGGCAGCAACAGGCGCACCTCCTGCAATCTCGTAGATGCTCTGGCCTGCATCTACATCAGCATATACCCATTCAGGCTTTAGTGGGTGCTTACTTGCTTGTACAGTAACGCTCACTTAGCGAACCCCTTATACCTGTAGAAGCCCTCAACTCGATTCCTCCAGCGAAGGCTTGTGTAATCTTCTATGCAGGATGTACCGCCGTTGTAGGCATGTAGCATCCAATTCGGCTCAACAACCACGCCGATATGGAATGGGCGACCGCGCACAATCACTACGTCGCCTTCCTGCGGCTCCTGCACCTGCTCTGTCATTTCAATCAGCTTTTGCTGTATGCGAGCCGTGCGGTCTCTGTTCTCTGCCTGCTCTAGCCCTTCATCCTGCTTGCCAAGGTCGATGCCGTAGACGCCATTGAAAACTTTAGCCACAAGCCTGAAACAGCCGTGAGGCGGCTCATACTCAACGCCTACAAAGGGCTT